TTGAAATGCGTCTCTTAACTCATAGTAGACGTGTGGATCTGCTTCAACTTGAAGAAATACCTCATTCTTCTTTGAAATAATCAAATGTGACATTCATAACGTATCAGTTATGATTATTTATTTCTGTTAATTAAACCCTTATTTTTCTCTAGCTCTTGCAATAGCTGCTCTAATAGCACCCGATCTAGTAGTTGATCTTTGAGTATTTTTTGAGTTTTTTCTTCTGTTTTCATCACCATGAATCACTTTTCTATTATCAGAAGCATCTCCTGGATGAATTGCTTGAAATCTTGATCTAAGACCTTCACTTCTTCTGTTTGGTTGTCCCTGAATATGATCTACATTATGTTGCGCTCCTGTTTTTCTTGATTTATTTTGTGCCTCCTCTCTTTGTTTCTTCTTTCTTTCTCTTTCAATTTTTAGAGCCTTGTTTGCTGTTTTTGAAGGACTTGGATGAAGGTTTCTTTTAGCATGGTCTTCAAGTTCTTTTTTGCTAATTGCTTTTAAATTTTCTCTCCTTCTTTGTTGTTGTTTTGATAATCTGTCTTTATGAATAGGGTGATGATGTCCACCACCTTTATTCCTCACCCTATAATCATCAGGATTATCTTTTTGCTGACGCAGTTTTTCGGCATCTTCTTTTGACCTTATTGTTCTTGCTTCAGAAATAAATTTCCTAAAAGTTTTCATTTTAACTTTTTATTTTTATTTAGTTAAACCCTGCTTGGAAACGATGCCACTCAATAGCATTCTTGATTTGAAAAGTTCTATTTGAAATGGTTTTAATAATTTCCTCAAGAAATTTGAGCATAATATCATAGTATCTAATTTTAAGATCTATTTTATTCAGTCTCTCATCGGCATCCATATGCCTCTGTAATGCTTCTTTCTCCCTAACCTTATACGGAAATGGTTCTTCTACATAAACCTCTGCTGGTGCCTTTCCTGTGTAGTAGTTATAGCGTTCTAACTTAATTTTATTGTATGTTTCTCTTGCCTTTTCCCTCAAAAGGGTTACTGTATTGTAAACTGTATAATATTTTGAGTGTAACTGAGGTATTTTTAAAGATTCGTCATGTAAATTATCAGGATCAATTACAGAATCTTTTTCCCACATTTCCTGAATTTGCTCAAGGTTCATAATGGTTTATGATCTTTATCTAATATGTTGTAAATAGTATACTTGAAAGTTACTTCTGCTGTAAAGTAATTTATATCCGTATCTGTTGCCTCAAATTCTAATGAAGTTAAAGATACTGGATATAAATCCTCAAAAACAACTTTTGCTATCGTTCTATAATTGCTGTTTAATATCTGGAGAGTTCCATCACTAAATTGTAATCTTGGATCTTGAATTCCATCTTCATTAGTAATTAATTTTTTAAATTCATCGTGGTTTTGACTAAATCCTAGTGCAGTTATCCAATTGTGAATTGCCATATAATTTTCCATATTCTCATCAACGATGAATTTTAAATAAAAATCACCATATTCAACTTGATCACCTGGAATATCGATTGCTTTAAAATAATTATTTTGAACTGTTGTGTTTAAAGTAATGTCTGGAATTCTACATCCATTAGAAAAAAAAGAAACTTTTGGATATTTTTGTAGAGTAAATTTAAATCCTGTTGGGGATAAAAAGTTTCTATTTTGTATTTGATTACTAAAAACAGTATTCGCCATTTTTATTTTTATTTAGATAAAAAAAGAGGGTCCGAAGACCCTCTGGAAGTATGTGAGTTTAGATCACATGAGGTTGAGAACCTGTACTCTTCTGTAATAGCGGTTGCTATTAATGTTGAGTTGTCCAAGACCCTGGTTTGTTCCTTCAGCGAATGGGTTAGCAACAAGACCATAACGGGTCTTAAAGCCAATCTTAGGCTGGAAGGTGTTCTCTCCAACGGCACGAACCATCTGGAGGGGAACATATGGGCAATAGAAGAGACCAGCGTCATAAGGTGAAGAACCCTTATAACCAACAACGTAATACTGACCACCGTTAGCATTAACGTTTGAACCACCCGAATATGGGTCGATATAAACGCGATACTTACCCTGGAGAACACCAGCAAAGGTGTTACCAGTGTCATCAACCTGAAGGTTAGCGTTAAGTGCTGGGGTGTAATCGAGAACACCTGCCATGGTGAGTGCCGAAGCAACGTCAGCAGAGCAGAGGATCATGTTACCCTTTCCTCTACGAGTCTCAACTGCGATTGCGTTTGCATCGCGCTCGATTTGGAAGATAAGACCCTTGAACTTCTCAACAGACCAACGACCGTTGGAGTCAACATCGAGGTCGAACTTACCAGCAGTTGCTACGTTATGCTGAGCACCAGACTTAGCAGTCTTGTAGATAGTTCTGATAACTTCGCGGTTGATTTCAGCAAGAATTTCGCTAGAAAGAATATTAGCGAGTTCTGCTTCTGCATTCAGTCCGTGAATTGCCTTAAGGTCCTGAGCAAGCTCAAGTGAGTACTCAGCCTTCAGTGCGCGTGACTTAGCAGTAACAGTGATCTTCTCGATTGAGAATCCCATCTGATTGAACTGAGCACCACCGTCTTCGCCAAGTGACTCAGCATCTTCGGTATCCATACCGCGTCCAACGTTATATGCTAACTGAGCAGCATCTGAGTCTGGACTTAAAAGACCTGGATTGGTTCCACCTTGAGCAGCAGTTGTACCAAAACCAACAGCACCACCACTTGAGTTGGCAACATAAGGATTTCCAAGACCACCTTCTGCACGAGTGCTTCCCTGTGCAGAGAATGCAGTGTCAGGCTCGTTGAAGAATGCTTCGGTGTTGCTTGTGCCAGGACCGTTGTATCTTGAACGCATCGCAAAGATGAGTCCAGTAGGACCGTTCATTGGTTGAACGCCAGCGAGGTCATAAGCGACCAAGTTAGGCATAGAACGGCGAATAAGGCTGATTAGAACAGGATCGAAACCTGCAACAGGACCAGCAGCAGTTGCGTTAGCACTGAAACCGGCGGTTCCACCAGATGAACCAGTGTTCATGGTTGGTGATTCGGAAAGGAACTCACGCTCTTCGCGGAGTGCCTTCTCTTGGTTTTCGAGCAGGACTGCAGTTACGGCTCTACGATGTGAATCTTTGATTGAATCCATCCCTTGATAATCAAGGATAGGAGCCCACTTCTCCTGCAGGTATTCGGTATTGAACCCTTGCATTTGTTTTACCTCTTTTTAAAAGTGTTAGTTTGAGTTTATAATTTAAAAATCAATTTTTGGCAACTCTGCCAAGAGTCTGAAGATATGCCTCCATAATTCCACCTACTTGTGGTTGGGCATTTTGTACATCTGTACTCTCAGACAAGTTCTCAGAGTCATCTCTTTGAGCACTAGCAACCCTTGTAGGGAAGTACGATTCTCTTAGAGTAACTAGTTTCTCACGATAGTTGTCTTCACCATCAAACTCAACATTTTCTGCAAGAGAAGCGAGTTTATCTTTCTGAGAAAGTGCAAGACCCTCAGATACTTCTGCAAAAATTACATCAGCAACTGACTCTGCTAATCTTCTGTTTAGAGCAACATTTCTTTCAATTTGCTCGTTGAGTTTTGCTTCCATTTCATCAAGTTTATCTACCATACTCTCGATTACATCATATCTATCTTCAGGGATTGTTACATAATGATCTTCAAAAAGACCCTTCATTCCTTGAAGGAATGACTCGGTCATTTCAGTCTTAAGACCGTGCTCGACTGCGAGTGCGTTTTCACGCATCCACTCGTCGGCAACATACTCAAGATAAGCATCCACACGGTCAGTAAGTTCTTCTTTAATTACTTGAACTTCTTCAATTAGTGCATCTTCATATGATGCGCGTAGTTCTTCTTTAATTTCTGAAACTTTTGATCTAATCGCAGCTTCAAAAATAATACGTGCCTTTTCTTGGAATTCTTCCGAAAGGTCTTCTCCTTCCAGAAGAGCATTAACATCTTCTTCGATGTCAATTTCTTCTTCTACTTCCTCTTCTTCTTCTACTTCCTCTTCACCTTCTTCTTCTACTTCTTCTTTCACTTCTTCTTCATCATCACCTTTTTCTTTCTTGGACTTTTTCTTAGAAGTCTCTTTATCATCATCATCCTCATCATCTTCGTCATTACCATATTCTGCTTCAGAAATTAACTCTTCTTCGTCAACTTCTGTTTCCTCACCATAACTTGCTTGCTTACCAACAATTGCCGCTGGCATAGGATCTGCAGACTTTGCACCTTTATTAACAACGTTTTTCACTTGTGCTAAAGTTGCGGATGCATCCTTTAATTTTGCGGAATCGTCATCTGAACGATAATTTTCTGGAGTAGGTCCACCTAAATCTTCCCAGCTAGCTGTTTGACCATCGGGTATACCTTTGGTTAACTTAGGCATAGGTTCAGCAGGTTTTGCTCCTTTGGTTACTACGTTTTCCATTTCTTGTAAATTTCTACCAACGGACATTTGTTTAGATTTCTGGATATAATCTATATTTATTTATAATTTACAGATTTGAAAGAAATTCGTTGAATAAATTCAACTTATGTTCTTCAAGTCTTCTTTGATCAACGAGAGTATTAATTCTCTTTTGTGTTCTTTGTGCTAATTGCTCACGAAGAATTCCTCCTTCCCAAACCCACTCTTTACCTTCCATAATTCCCTGAACAAATGCATCAGGAGCAGATGGATCAGCAACAATATCAGCAGCAGTTGCAAGCATAAAATCTTCACCAACAACTTTATGACCTTCATTAGTCATTTTAAGAGATCCAACTCCACGAGAAGAAACTCCGAGGCAAACTCCTTCACTAATTAAAGATTTTGCAATCTTACCCATAGGAGTTTCGAGGAGTTGAGCTTTTCCTATAAAATTTGTTCCTTCACAAGTAAGAGAAACAATTTTATGAGAAACACGATCAAGATTTACGGTTGGACCATCAGGATGCCCAAGTTCACCAAGAGCACGACCTCTGGAAACAAAATTTTCATTATATCTCTTAACTTCACGAGAAAGAGTTTCCATAGGATACATTCTTCCATTACGATTGCAAATATCACCTTGAAGAAATATTCCTTCAATATACATTTTCTTTTGTGAACCTTTGCCTTCGGTAATAAATTTTACCTTTGATACTTCTTCTGTGATTAGTTTCATTTTTTTAATTTGTAAATCCTACGTTAGTTGCCCAAACAGAATCCCCAGAAGCAACTATTATTGTTGTTGCTGGTGATTTTTGAAGTAAAACTCTTTCTCCGGCGGCAACATATACATTTGTCCCATCCGGATCCAAAACAACATTTACTGCAGTTAGTTGTGTGTTTACAAGAGAAACTAGTGTTGCCCCAACTGATCCAAGGTCAGGTATTGAAGATGCAGTACCAACAATATCTACCGCAACACCTTTTGGTTTAATAATCATCATTCTTCTCCCGTATCGTTCATACCGAATAAGGAATTAGCAACTTCTGGACGAACCGCATTAATTTTTTCGGAAGACTTTGAAAAAAGAACATCCTTTATTAAATCTGAAATGTCAGAAGCGGACGAATCAGTGGCAATCAAATCGACAATTTTATCCATATAAATTTAGTTTATTTATATGATTATTTATATTTGCGATTTTTTGGCGTCTTTTTGAGATTGTGCATTAGTTGTTGCACCTTGAGAATCTATATTAGGTTCTTTTGGAACTTGTCCCAAAGGTTGCATTTCTCCACCCATGGGTAAGGGTTCTCCAGTTATTGGATCTATTGAATTTGGATCTGGAATAATACCATTCTTTATTTCCTGATCAATTTGTTTATCTATTTCTACAATATCAGCCTCAGTTTGGCGCAGAATTTTAGTTCTCGCATATTGAACAGAAAAATACTTACCAATATATGGTTCCATCGTTGCCAACAAATTAAGTCTTTCTGTCATTAATTCAGTTTCTTTTAATTCTGAAAACTGATTATCATAGATAAAATCATATTGAATATGATCGGACATCTTGTCCCAATCTTCAATAGAGACAATATTTTTTAGTATTAATTGTGTACGTAACATGTCAGTAAACATGTTCGCAAATCTTTTACGTAGTCTTCCTACAAATTTGGTGAATTTTAATTCATCTCTTAAAATTTCTGATGATCTGCCTAAATTAAATCCACCATCATTTGCAATTCTGGATTCGGGAACACCTAATGCTCTATAAAGTTTCTTTTGGAAATATTCTATATCTGCAAGTTCACCTAAATTCTGACCGCCAGGGAGAGTAGTAATTTCTGTACCACGTCCACCTTCTCTCCTTGGAAGCCAAAAATCTTCAAGCATACTCATAAACTTGCGATCATCACGAACTTCTCCATTATTGGAGTCGTACACCATTTTATTTCTGTAACGCATCATTACGTCACGTAAATACTGTTCCGCTTTAACTTTTGGTAAGTTACCAACGTCAATATAAAAAATCCTACGTTCTGGTGCCCTTGATAATCTATAAATTACTAAACTGTCCTCAATCATTCTGAGTTGATTTAGTGCCTTAATTGACTTGTGCAAATATGAAAGAACAGTTCCCTTGTTCCTGTCGATTAATCCAGATGTACAATACGTAACAGAATCTTTAGCAATTTTAATTCCTTTTTGTGCTCCAGAACTGGATATCATACCAGTCGGATAATTTGGTGCTGGACTGTATATAAAATACTCTTCAATTTCTGGTGAATATACTGATTTATCCTGACCTTTACCATTCATAGGATTAATCATTTCGGCAGAAATAGGAATTCTAGGATCTCCTTTTTTCTTTTCCTGCCTCACATGACGCATTTTCATCGGATCAACGTATCTTATTTCTTTTATACCATCAGATACATTTTTTGGATCTATAACTTTCAAATAATAAAGTCTACCATCAACATACCAATTTCTAAAAATTTCATGCGATTTTTTATCAAAATCCATTAATTCTTTAATATATTTAAATTCTTCTCTTATTTTTTCTTTTACTTTATCACTTGCATCTAAATTGGAAAGTTCAATTTCGACTGGAGAATCATAAAGATCGCTAACAATAGCTTCATTTACTACATCTTCAATAGCGGCATCACATTCTGGATGTAATGCCATTTCTCTATATCTTCTAATTAGATCATTCTCAGTTCTAAAAACACCTTCAATATCAAGATACTGACCATAAAATCCACTAGAAATATAATTATCAACCCCGTCCTCATTATTTTGAGGGACGGGGGAGACAATTTTAGATTTTTTATTATCAGGGTCTTCAATAGAAAAACCAAAAAGTCTTGGCATCGTATAAAATTAAAATAAACTTATTGTATCTATTTATTAGTTAATTGCAGGTCTATCAGTATCAGTATCAAGAGCTTCCCAGTACTGCACTTGGAATTCTACAGTGTATTCCTCAATAGTATCAGTTGAGTCCATAGAAAGATCAATCTGAGAAATATTTGTTGGGAATATACCAAAGAATTTATATTGTCTTACTGCATCACCTTGTCTATTTAATTGACTTACTGTTGCAGTTTTTTGATAACCAGATGGATTTGTAACACCAGATGCATCAGCAATTCTACTAATTCCATTCATCCACTGCTCAAATGATGTTCTGATTTTAAAATCAACATCATTTAAAACAGTAATTGTCCAGGTGTCAAAAGTTCTTTCACCAGCAACTTTTAGTGTTCTTCCTCTAAATGGAATTTCAATAGGTGTAATGTTCGATGCTGGTAAAGCAGCTGCCTTTACCATAAAAACTAACAAATCTTCTGTAGAAGTAGCTCCAGTTGGTTTGGTAACTGGTTGTGTAAAACTAGATGTTGTTGCTAAACCTTGATCTGGGAAAGCAATAGAAACTTCAAATAGATTGGGCCTTGCTCCACCACCAGTTAGTTGAGCTTTGAAGTTATCGAGAGTTTTTAAAGCCATTTTTTGTACCTCTTAAGTAATTTTTAGACTATAATTAAATTCTTAAACATTACCTACGATTTCTTCAAAAGATACTCCACTTCTTGTTGCAACAAATGTCAGTCCAACAAAGTTGATAGAACGTGAAGGCTTAACATAAATGTCTGCAATAAATTCATTATTGTCGATCACTGAGGCAGTATTATTGCTTTCATCACAAATAACTCTATAATCTATAATTCCTCTCTGAGCTTGGATATTTCTTAAGAAAGGATCAACAATATTTAAGAAATTAGTTCTTGTTGTCTCATCATTAAATTCGAATAGTTGATCATCTGCTGCTGCTTTAACTGCATTTTCAATATAGATGAATAATCTACGAACGTTAATTCTATCGAATGCAGATGCTTTAGATAAACCAGTTTTGTCACCAAATAGGATAATTCCCGATCCTGGTGAGAAGATTACTGGATTTACTCTGTTCGAGTAAAGTCTATCTCTCTGAACTTTTGATGGATTGTATGCAAGTTTAACTGCATTAAGAACTGAACCTCTTGATGTTCCTGCTGGGGATACCCAAGGAGCATTTGTAGTATCGTTTCTTGAACAAATTCCTGCCATGTCACCATTTAATGGTACATATCTGAAAGTTTGTGCAAACTTATCATACATGTACTTATATCCACTATCAAAGATAGCATACGATGAAGAAGGTATAGATGCATAGTAACTAATAACATTATCTGTTATTGTTGCAGAATTTATGGGGACAAATGAGGATGTTCCACTTAAATTAAGCATCGAGTTTCTATATGGAGAAACAAATGCAATAGCATCTTGTCTTTGCTCAGCAACCGAAATAATCTTAGATGCTAAAGCTTGTGCAGTTTCTTTATCATGTGCAGCAGATCCCATTAAGATAAAATCTACGTCATACTGCTCAGTATTTGTTAAAAGATCATATCCGCTGGATAAATCTGAAAGTGATGATGTTAAAGATTCGTTATCATCTAAAGTAGTGCCACCATCATAATTTTTTCCTCCACTTAAACTGTATGTTTGTGATCCTAAGCACTTAAATACAGTTCCATTTTCGGTGTTAGTATTCCAATCTTTAGTTGCGCCTAAAGTAAATGTTGAGGATGTGGTAAATCCACAAGTTAC